TGCGACAACGGCGGCTCACGGCAACACGATGACAGTGAGCAGGTCATCTGGCTCCTTCGGCACGCACGGCGACTACAACGCCAGCAATTACACCTGGAACGGGCACAACTACCTCAACGCCCTGATGTGGGACGTCGAGGACGGCACGATCGAGAAGCGGGGCGTGGACTACACCAACGACACGACAGCGACATTCGAGAATCAGTGGTCGATAAGCACTACTGTTAAGCCGGTCAACCTGACGCGATCTGCGCGCCGTGTCTACGACACTGACGAACGCGGGGCGCTTGAGTTTCGGGGTCTCAATCACGCCAGCACGACACAGCTGTACACGTCGGCTAAGTTCCAGCTTGGCGCCGATCGTCAGTCCGGCAAGTTCATTCGCGCATACCTACTCAACAGCAAAGACGTCTTTTTCTCGACAGGCTGCGACAACCGTCAACTTCGAGCCGGCTTCGACGACAGCGGATCGGCAACCACGGAGTTCAACTCGCCGGACACGTTCGGCGCCGGCACGTGGCATCAAGTCGAGATACTCATCGAGCAGAGTGGCGGCACGGTCACGACGACAACTTGGATCGACGGCGCAGAGCAGTGGAGCAACGACACTGGACTAACAGGGACCGCGCTGCCCACCAACCGCGATCTGGATATTGGCCACATGGTCGATGAGCCTGGAGCGGGTCGCTGTGCCGCGCAGCCGACGTGGGACTCAGATGAATACTGGGCTGACTGGTACGCCGATGTCACGCAGGCCCGGTTCGTTATCAGCTCGTCGTCGAGCTTCGCGACGCGCGGCAAGACGGAAATTCAAATTCCACGTTCCGGGGAGTGGAGCACAACCTCTGTCGGAGCTGGCATCAACCAGGGGGAGTTCGCGTCGCTCAGCGGCAAGTACTTGTACTTCGTCGACACGAGCGGCTCCGGAACTTTGATCGGGCAATTCAACTAAAAATGAACAGACGCCAATTCATCACCACCGCTTCGGGCTTGCTGGTTCCAGCGCTCGCTGATGCCGGGCTGCTCCTTCAAAGCAGTCCACGAAACGCTGCGCAAGGTGGGGGAGGGGGCGGTGCCTCTGGCATCACATTCGATGCTGGTTTTGACGGCTCTGGAACATTCGCCGATGGTCAGACTGTAACCATCACGCGCACTGCCGGTGGGTGGGGCACCAAAAACGGTGGCGGCAAACCGCTGCGGTGGATTCCGTTCGAATCCGGACTGCAGGCTGACGCCACGTATTCCCGGATCACGTCGGCCCTATCGGTGCAGACAGGTTGCACGCACCAAACAGGTGTTAAGCCGACAAACGCGGCCGGTGCAGCGAGACAGACAACCGATAATCTCGATGGTCTCGCGGCGCTGTACACCGACAGTCCGATCTGGACGTTCGATACTGGGAAATGCTACGTCTACGTCGAGCGTTATCACGATCACGCGGACAATAACGGTACTGGCACAGACCCGTCAACTCCTGGGCAAGATAGCACCTATCTTAATAACAAAACCATTCGCGTGTGGCCAGCAGGAGGGGGAGTGGATGGTGCCCCCGACATGTATTACTCAATCGGATCCAACCTGGCTAATTGTTGGGCCGAGGGGGCGGGCGGCAGCGGCATGAACGGCAATGATCCCGCCACGGGCAGTCACTTCTATTCGAGCGCTCTGATTTTCTCCGCGTTTGATGCCGACACGTTTGTGAGCTGCGAGCACGTATACATGACATCCGCGCTCAACACCAAGGACGGTATCTGGAATCACGCTCGCGATAGCCGCTGGCTGTACGACAGCAGTTTCAGGTGGATGACTCGCGAGACCGGAGCGGAGGGACCGATCGCATCGGGTTACCTCGATGAGATGAGCAACGGCGCCCCTGCAGGATTCATATATTACAACTCGCTGTACATCGACGATTCCGTGTGCCGGATTTTCTGTTCGAGCGAATCGAGTTACAACGCGGCAGCAGGGGATGGGACGCATCACCACAGAGCGATCTGCATCCCCACGGTGTGGGCTGATGGCGAGATTACCCTTCTGCTGCGCGCTGGCCGGCACGCGTCGCTATCGGGAAAGTATCTTTACGTCGTCGACAATTCCAACGTCGCGACGCGCGTAGGACAGATAAACTAGAGGGCTAAGATGCGACACATATATAAATTGTTTGGAATCTTCGCGCTCCTAGCCGCCTCTGCAGTGAACGCACAACTTGTCGATACGGGACTCGTTGTGCGGTACTACATAGACGAGGCCGCGTCAGGCACAACTCCGACAACCGTTGTGGACGCGTCGAGCAACTCATACGACTTGACCACCGTCAACTACGGATCAGGGAACATGGCGTACACGGAGGTCAGCGGCAACCGAGGGCTGGAGGCTACTGCCACCACCGGCACGCAGCGCGCGAGTCGCGCTATCGACAACACTTCGGATGCGCTCCGCGATGCGCTTGCGGGGGCGCAGCAAATAACACTTGAAATCGTATTTACACCGGATGCTGTTGCCGCAGGCGGAGGTCGCGTCTTTGGCATCAATGGCCGCGCGGGAGAGAACGGTGAGTTGATGCTAAAAGCGGGGGCGCTAACTGACGGTAACATACTTCTGTCGTTTAATGACGTTAACTACCCCTTGAATGGATTGGCGCTTACTGCTGGTGCACGGGTGGTGTTGCATGTCGTTATAGACTCAACACAAGCAACCGCCGCAGATAGGTTAGAGTGGTCTGTAAATGGATCTGCGCTAGCCGACTCCGGGACGAGTATTCCACTTAACGAGACGTTGGCGCTTGGCAGCGACCAGGACATCATCGCTTTTAATCGCGAGAACACGGGCTCGTTCGACCGATCCATGGATGGTGTTGTATCATACGCAGCCGTGTATGCGTATGGCTTCACAAACACGGACGTAACAACCAACTACGACATTTTGACGCTCGACGACGACACCCCGGCGGGCGGGTCGCCGGCAACGCTCAGCTCCGCCACGCCCAGCGGCACGCTCGGCACGGCAACCACGGCAACGCTCGGCGCCACCACCGATCAGACGACCGGGACGTTCTACGGGGTTGTCGATACCGCCGGGAATATCTCAGGCATCACGGCGGCTCAGGTCAAAGCCGGCGACAACAACGGTGACACCGCTGCTGTTGCCGCATCGAATTCGGCGGTATCTACGACAACGCCATCGACTGGCGTGACTGGGCTGACCGCAGACACGGCGTACTCATACGCAGTAGTGCAAAACAATGCGAACGGAGATTCGAACGTGCTTACGGGAACGTTCACAACGGCAGTCGCAGGCAGCAGTCTTACCGCGAAGTTCAGACATTATCAACAGATGAAGCAATGAGGACCACGAACATGAAGCGCATTTTTCCCACTATCTTGCTTGCGCTGGCCCTCCCCGTCAGCGCGTACGCGGACATGGTGCTGCGGCAGTCGACCGCAACGCAGGCAGTTCTTATCGGGCCGTTCGTTGACGACACAGACGGTACCACTGCGGAAACGGCACTCACGATCGACGCTGCCGACGTTCGCGTCAGCAAAAATGGCGCGAACATCGTCGGCAAGAATTCAGGCGGATGCACGCACGACGAACTCGGGTTCTACGCGTGCACGTTTGATGCAACGGACACCGACACAGTGGGCCGGTTGCAGGTCGTCGTGAAGGAGACCGGCGCGCTGGTGGTGTACCATGTATTTCAGGTCGCGGAGGAAGCAGTCTACGATGCGTGTTGCGCGTCGGGCGCGGCCCCGCTCGCGGCGGATGGATCTGGATTCACGGATATCCCCTGGAACGCGTCGTGGGATGCAGAAGTGCAGAGTGAAGCAGCCGATGCCTTGGTTGCCTACGACCCGCCGACCAACGCTGAGATGGAGGCGCGCACGCTCGCCGCCGCGAGTTATGCAACAGCCGCTGCGCTCGCAACGGTCGATAGCAACGTGGACGCGGTTCTGGTGGACACCAGTACGACGCTGGACGGCAAGTTGAACACGATCGACTCGGTGGCAGCTGCAATCCAGGCAAAGACGGATCAGCTCACCTTCGGGGTGACGAACCAGCTGAATGTCAACGTTGAGAGCATGAATGCCGAGGCATTGTGCGGCACCGGTGACTCAGGCACGCCTTGGACCGGCTGCCCGTAAGGATCAGCTGTGGGCTTCAACCCATCCGCCTTTGACGAAGACGCATTCGATCCGGATGCGTTTGAGTTCGGGGCGGCAGTCAACACGGCACCGGCGTTCGATGGACCGAACATCGGCAACCTCAGCGGAGTCGTCAACGTACCGTTCGTACCCGTAGACTACTCAGGGCGGTTCAGCGACGCCGACATGGACGAACTCACGTTTGCGATTGTCGGCACGCTCCCCGCGGGGCTGAGTTTGAGCACCGCCGGCGTACTCAGCGGCACTCCAACCGAGACAGGCACGTTCGCCGATCTCGTCGTGCAGGCCACGGACGGCACGGATACGGACGATTCGAATGCATTCACAGTGACGATTCAGGCTGCGAATCCGGGCGCCGGCGGCGCGGGTCGTCGCAGCGGAACGAGCTTGGCACTACGCATAGGACTATGAATATGGAAGATACAAATCTGTGGGTGTGCGCGGGGCTGGTGGCCGCCGGCATTCTGTTTCACTTCGTGCTGAAACTTCAGGAGTTGGAGCAGCAAGGGACAATTGTGAAGCCGTGGGTGTATTGGTCCCAGCACCCGTACACGAGCCTGGCGGTGATCATGAGCGCGTATCTTTTCATGGCGCTGCAGTATGCCCTCGGCGAGCTTAGCCACAGCGCGGCGATTCTGACGGGCATCGCATGCAACTCGCTCGGCGACAAGATGCGCGCTCGAGCCGACAAAATCTAACGTTTGGAGGAAATAGCAATGCCATCAAAACCGGCAACAGGCCGCGAAACATATCCGGCGCAGGATATCGAGATCATCACTCCGGACGACGACGAGGTGATCGATCCGACCCGAGAAGTAGAAATTGCCGTGAGCGGCACGTTGCGTGTTCGCATGGCTGGATCTCAACGTGACGTCACAATTCCGGCAGCCATCGTGACCGACAACTGGCGTAAGGTGATGAGTGTCGACAAAATATTCGCGACGGGCACCACGGCAACTGGTATCCTAGTCTCGCGATAAAACGTCAACAGGGGACTGCAATGGCTGCGAAAAACGAAGGCATCGAGTTTATAGATGAGACGGAAAGACAGGCATTTGCCCGCGCCCGTCTGGGCAGCGACGTCGTAGACTTTCTCCATTCTTCCTCCGGAAGATATCTCCACGGCCGTGCGAAACTGCAGATCGAGCAGGCCCGCGAGGATGCGCTCAACTGCAACCCGTACACCCCGTGGGGGCGCCGGAAGTGGAAAAAAATTCAGCACGACGCGGCTGTCGCACGTGCATTCGTTCAATGGTGCGCCGACGCCATCGTAGACGGCAATCACGCCGAGCAGGAGCTTAACCAAAAAGGATAACCCATGCCGAAACCTACCCGCACACCGGGCGGTTCACGCGCCGAAGCGCCGAACGTCCGCGACGAAGAACGAGAAGATATTGACAGCGACGAGGAATCTGGAGAGGATGGTTCTCGTCAAGAGCGAAAACCAGCGGTAAACCCGCGCGACACGATCATAGATCGGATGGACGAACGTCTATCCCGTCTTCGTGAACGCGAGGTGGCGCAGAGTCGCGGCGAAGAACCCGACGAGGAAGACGAAACTCCTGGCACCGAAGCAAGCCCCGAGGATCCCTACGCCCCCGACGCGGCCGTGGACGACGCCGAGGCTGGCGAAGAGGAAAACGAAGAGGCGGACACGCCTGACATCCTCGGAAAGTTTGTCGTCAAACAGGGCGACAAGCCCATGTTTCGGATCAAGGTGGACGGAAAAGAGCAATTGATATCGCTCGAAGCCGCCCAGGCACAGCTTCAGAAGCACGGCGCGGCTGACATCCGGCTGCAGCAGGCATCGGAGCTACTGAGAACAGTGCAGGCACGCGAAACGCAGACACGGCAGCAAGCCGCTTTGCCGGATCGCGGGCCCGCAAAGGAACCTCCATCCAACCCGGACGAGGAAAACGAACTCAAGGAAGAGGCAGGGCGACTCGCCAAGGTGCTTTTGACAGAGCCCGAGGAAGGAGTTGCGGCAGCACTGGCGGCGACACTGAAGAAGCTCCGGCAACCTAAACAGGCCCCGGTGAACACTCAGGAGATCGTAACGTCCGTGGTGCAGGCTGTGCAGAAAAAGACCGCGGAAGACCGTTTGCAGGAAGACATGACGAATGGCCTTGTAGCATTCGAAAAGGATTTTCCTGACATCAACGCCGATCCGAATCTTTACCGCATCGCCGACGGCATGACCGACACGATCGCGCAGGAACACCCGAACTGGAGTCCTTCGCAGGTCATGGCCGAAGCCGGCAAGCAGACGCGAAAGTGGGCCACCGACAGCGGCATAAAGCTGCAGAAGGTCCCCGCATCGAAGCCAGGCATGAACGATCGTCAAGAACGAAAAAGAGGGCTGATGCCTATTCCAACAGCGCGCAGCACGAAGCGTACGGCCCCTGCGAAAAAGCAGGAAGACAATTCGGCAAGCGCAGCATTGCGGGACATTAAGAAAGCCCGCGGACAGGCATATTGATTCGGAGGGAATAATAACATGCAGGTTTGGCAAACGAATTCACTCGGCGGCTACATGTGGTCGCCGAACCTGAGTCGTAAGCTGCGCACCGCGCTGCAGCCGATGATTCGGTTTCGTCAATTTGCGGACGCCAAAGAAGCGTTCGGCCTGGGCGTCGGCGAGACGTTCAACTGGAACCGCTACAGCGATGTCGTGGACGAGGGCGGCGAGCTGGACGAAACCGAGGAAATGCCGGAAACCGGCTTCACCATCGGCCAGGTCGCGTTGACGATCACGGAGTACGGCAACAGCGTCCCGTTCACCAAGAAGCTGGACGATCTGTCCGAGCACCCGGTGACCGAGATCATCCACAAAGTGCTGAAGAACGACGCCCGCAAGGCGCTGGACCGCGCCGCATACGCGCAGTTCAACCTGGCGCTGCTGCGAGCAACGTCCACTTCGGCGTCGGCCTTCGCGTTGGAGACGGACGGCACGCCCACCGGCAACCATACGAACGCGCTCACGCATGATCACGTCAAGCTGATCGCGGACGAACTCGAAGAGCGGAACATTCCGACGTTCGACGGTACCGACTACATGGCGCTTTTCCGCCCACGGGCCATCCGCACGCTGAAAGACGACCTGGAAGCGGTGCATCAGTACACGTCCGAAGGCTGGCACGTGATCATGAACGGCGAGAAGGGCCGGGCCGAGGGCATCCGGTTCGTCACGCAGACGAATATCGCGGCGGCCGGCTTCACGAACTCGGATCGCGGGTTCTTCTTCGGTTCCGACACGGTGACCGAAGCGTTCGCGATCCCGGAAGAGGTCCGCGGCAAGATTCCAACCGACTTCGGCCGATCGCGCGGTATCGCGTGGTACGCGGAGCTCGGCTACGGCTTGACTCACACAGATCTTGCGAATCAACGCATCATCGTGTGGGACTCCAACGCTTAATTGAGGGGGTGACAACAGATGTCGTATGACAAGAAGGACCGCGTCGTCTACACGCTCGGTGTGATCGACTTTGGCGCAGGTGCGGACGTTACGCGGACGCTGCCGGTGCCTCCGGGCAAGGGCGGAGTCGGCAAGAGCGGGCGCGTCGCACACGTTTTGATCGGCCCCGTGACGGAAGATTTCGCTGGGTCGACCAGTGACGCCGGCGTCCGGCTCGGCGATGGTACGGACGCCGACAAGTATTTCGACTCGGGTCTTGCGACTCTGGACGAAACGGTCGATGTCGCGGACAACGCGATCCTGCGACTGGTCGATGACGGCGCAGCTGCCGAGATCGAGCCGGGCCGGAGCACGATCACGTTCACCGGCGTGGTGAGCGCGGGCACCCCGACGGGCCAGGCCGAAGTGTCGATCGCGGTCGACTACTACGACTGAAGCCTGACCGAAACACGAGAGAGGTGACATTGACATGAGCAACAAGGCAGGGCCGGACTACAAGGCGCCCGCACGCACTTCCACTTTCCGAGACGGCGGACATTTTTCCACCGAATCGGCCGGGGTGGAGAACGGGCTTTCGAAGCGCGAGGCACTGGACGTGGAGGCTGGTGGCCGATCGGACGTGAACAAGGCGGGCCAGGAAGGCTACTCCCGCAACGTCCAGGCGCCAGTGAAGGGCACGAGCGTCTCGTCCAAAGGCAAGTCGTTCGAAATTCTCTGAGTGAGAGAGGGGAGCGGGTCGCGAGGCCCGCCCCCTGTTTTTGTATGAGGTGCCGGCGATGAAGACAAATCTCAGCATGTACCCCATGGGGGGCCAATGCACGAAGGAGTCCTTCCAGCAAGGGGCAGATATCACGGAAGGCGTCTCGGGGCAGGCGTCCATTGAAGATTATTACGAAGATCCGACCCAGCGGCCGATCACAATTCGATCGCTCAACCACGGCGGCGCGGACTTCAAAGGAGAGAAATGATGGCGGAACCGAAGTTCAACAAGGCGAAAAAGCACTCCATCATACGCGGCGTCGGCAACGTCGAATACCGGCAGGACGGCAGCTATTTCGACGTCCGCGGCGCGTACCTTGGGCCGGCTCCCGCGCAAGAAGGGGCTGCGCCACCGAAGAACGAGCGAGTCACGTTGACGCTGAGGAAGAAAGGCGTCGAACGCGAAGAGATTCTGCGGCGTTCCGAAGCACTGATCGCGCGCCAGGGCGGCATTCCGAAGTCCGTGGCGGATGCAGCCAAGGAAAACGAGAAAGCGTTCGAGGCCGAAAGCCAGGCTGACTGATGAACTTCCTGCAACTGGTGCAGGCATTGCACGCAGAATGCGGGGCTTCAGGCACAGCACCTCAAACAGTTATCAGCCAACGCGGCGAAGCGCAACGCTTCGTCAACTGGATTCTGCGCGCGGATCGTAGAATCCAGAAAATGTGGGTCAACTGGAAATTCCTACGTCGCGAGTTCAGTCAGCCGACAACCGAGGACGAGCCGTCCATGCCCGCGCCAGACGACTTCGGGGCGTGGGACCTGAAGACATTCCGGATCACTGAAGAAGGAACCACCGAACCGACGCCCATTGAGGCCGTCGAGTACGAGAAGGTCAAGCGCGAAATTCCGCAAACTGAGTCGGGCTTTCCGTTCCGTGTAGTGATCATGCCTGATAACTCGCTCCGCATCGATCCGCCGCCCGACGGCGCGCACCAGATAGAGGCCGACTACTGGGCAAAGCACACCCCGATGAGCGGGAACACAAGCGAGTCGGCGATCCCCGAGGATTTTCACGACGTCATTCTTGGAAAGGCAATGACGTACTACGGGCGATATGAAAACGCTCCCGAAATGCTTGAAGCGGGGCAGGAACTGCTCGACGACACGTTGCCACGACTGGAGAACAAAGAGTTGCCGAACGAAGACAACGCGAGGTTCCGGACAGACGGATTTTTCGAAGTCATCGCGGAGTAGCTGAATGCTGAACCAGACGCGCACCAAGTCATACCCCTTCGGTGGCGGGCTTGATCTTGTAACGCCCGCACTCTCTGTGCGCCCCGGCCGCGCGCTCGGGCTGTACAACTACGAACCCTGGTTCCAGGGTGGGTATCGCCGCATCAACGGATTCGAGCGCTTCGACGGGCAGCCGGCGCCGAGCGCCGCAGAGTTTGTCGGATTTGATCTTGTGGATGCGACAGGGCTCGCCCTCGGAACGACGGTCACGGGTGACACTTCAGGGGCGACTGGCGTCGTTATCGGGATCGAAGACAACGCTATCGGCGTAACAAAGGTTGTCGGGACGTTCGAGAACGGCGAAGAGATCAACACCGGCGCGTACGAGATCGCAACGGAGCCACAAAGTGGCCAAGCCCCATCCGAGGAAATTCTCGATGAGTGGACACTGGCCGCTCAGGAAGAGTATCGCGCAGATATCTTGGTCGTTCCTGGGTCCGGAATCGTTCGTGGGGCCTGGCGCCGCGGCGCGAATTCATACGCGGTGCGCGATAACGCGGGAGCCACGGCGGGCGTACTCCATCTTGCGAGCGCCTCCGGGTGGACGACAACTGGAATTTCGATGGCGCTGTACGTCTTCTTCGACGGAGGCGGCGCGGGTGCCGCGGTTCCTCTTCCGGACGAGGGCGACACGATCAACGGGGAGACATCCGGGGCCACTGCCACCGTCCATCGTGTGGTCCTCCACGGCGGCGCAACCGCCACGAACGACGCGTACGGGTACCTTGTGCTCACCGGGGTCACAGGATCGTTCCAGGACAACGAGAATTTGCGCGAAGGCGCGACCAAGTTTGCTGACTCAGCAAGTGCATCGACGCAATTCGCTTTCCCGGTTGGCGGGACCTATCAGTTCACCAATCACAACTTCTACGGCGGGTCTGCGACTTTTCGGACGTACGGAGTAAACGGCGTCGGGCCAGCGTTCGAGATCGACGAAAACAACATCGTCTCGCCGTTGCTGCTGCCGGTCGTCGCGGAGGATGAACAGCCACAGTCGAACGTGCCGTACATGGTGGAGGAGCACCGCAACTATCTGTTCCTCGCTTTCCCAGGCGGTTCGCTTGTGCACGCGGTCATCGGCGATCCGCTGGTGGTGAATGGATTTCTTGGCGCGGCGGAGTTCGGCATCGGCGACGAGATCACGGGACTCAATAGCGTCGCCGGCGGCGTGCTGGTTGTGTCCTCGCAGAAAGAAGTCCGCGGCCTGTTCGGGACGGACATTAGTGATTGGGAACTACGCCTTATCGGAGAGAAGTCCGGCGCGAAGATACGAACAGCTCAGAAGCTGGACACGGTATACGCGCTCGACGACCTGGGAATAACCAGCGTCGCGCGTACCGACACATTCGGTGACTTTATAGGATCGACGGTGTCACAATTGATTCAACCGTTGATTCGTGAAATCAGGTCCGACAGCACGGCGTCAACCGTTGTCCGCGGGTCGAATCAATACCGAGTGTACTTTGACGACGGAAGCTGCGTCGTGATGTACGTGCCGAACGCCGGCATGGAAAACGAGGCAACCATGACGCGAATGGTCGTCGAGTTTGGTTTTCTTCAATATCCGTTCGCCGTTCGGAAGATATACAACACCGAGGACGAGACCGGTGCCGAGCGCACGTATTTCACTTCGGACGACGGTTTTGTCTACGAGGACCAGGTCGGGACCAGTTTCGACGGCGAAGAGATCGAAAGCGCGGCACGGCTGCATTACTTCAACGCAGGATCGCCGGCAGTGCGCAAAAAGTTCCGCCGCGCGAACATCGAGCTCGAGGCAGAAAGCTCGGTCGAGTTCTCGTTCAATTACGATCTGGATTTCGGTGATATAGACACCTCGGACGGGCAGTTTCAGGTGTCGTTGGTGGGCGGGGGCGGCTTCTATGATGTGGATCTATGGGATACGATAGTGTATGACGGACAAAGTTCCGCATTTGTGACCGCGCCGCTTGACGGGTCCGGAAACAACGTCGGCATGATGTTGTATAACACCAGCGCCATCGCCCGGCCGTTCGTGATCAAAGGCGCGACAATTCACTACGATCCGCGGAGGTTGAAGCGGTGAACAACTATTTTAGCTTTTCGACCGCCTTCACTCCGTTTACGCGGGTGCGAGCGAACCCGCTCAACCAGGTGTTCAACGCGCTAGAAGCTGCGTTCGACCTGTTGCCGACGGACGAAACCGCCCTGACGCGCGGAGCGTCCGCGATCGGCGTGGAGTCAGGATCCGGGAACTCGTTCGCAGTGACGATGACCCCAACGAGACTAAGTAACCAGAACGGCGACACCGTTACATTTCTAGCGACGCACGGAAACACCGGCGCCTCGACGTTGAATGTCGACGGCATCGGCGCTGTGGCCCTTCGCCGTGCCGACGGGACTGCGCTTTCGAGTGCGGATATCGCCGCCGGGCTGTGGTACACCGCGCGGTACGATAGCGCGAACACTCGATTCTTGATGCAGCAACCATTGGCGGGCGATTCGGCGGCGGCGGCGGCTTCGGCTGCGGCAGCCGCTTCCTCCGCTTCCTCCGCCTCGACCAGTGCTTCGAACGCCTCCACCTCGGAGAGCAACGCGTCGTCGAGCGCATCCTCAGCCAGCGCGTCATCTTCGCTTGCGCAAGAGTGGGCCACGAATGGCGAAGACGTCGCCGTCACTGGATTTGCGGGGCAGTTCTCTGCAAGGCACTGGTCGATAAAGACACAAGCCGCCCTTACCGGCACGGCTCAACTGGCGCAGTCGAACGCATTCACGGCCACCGGCGATTCGCGGACAACGGCAGGCTTGCGATCTGTTGCCGCCGCGCCGTACTGGCGAATAACGGAGTCGGACCGGGCCACTGACTCTCAGGACTGGGTGACGGGGTCTGCCAACGGCGTGTTCCTGATATCCCCCACGACCGACGCAGGGAGCGCAGGAGCGAACGGTTTGCGAATTACCCGAGGAGCAGGATCAACCGTAACAGATATCAATCTTGTCGGCACTGTCGTTAGGCTCAACGGCGTGGACGCGACGGACTTTGCGCAGCTGTCGCAGAGCAATAATTTTCAGCAGTCAGTAAATGGTGTTGTGCATCAGACGGTGATTAACACCAGCACGGGTGCAATCGCGCGTACGGGGTTCCGATGCGTTAACGACGAAGGTCGGCTGATACTTGTCGACATAACAGGAAGCGGGTTTACCGGTACTCCGGTCACGAACGGGCCGACGGGCGAGCAGGTGATGCTCGTAGGTGTCGGAAACATTCCGCTGGTGATTGGCACCGACAACGTCGAACGCATTCGAATTGCTGGCGACGGTTCGGTCATCAATTTGCAGGCGACCGAGGTGCAGATCAACGGCGACGGAGTCGTTGGCTCGGATTCCGGACCGTACACGCCGACGTTAACCGCCCTCGCTAACGTTAGCGGGTTGTCCGCTCTGAATGCGCAGTATATGCGTGTGGGGAACGTCGTCACTGTTTCTGGAACATGCTCCGGCACGACCGGAGGCAGCGGGCAAGTACAGTTTGCAGTCTCGCTGCCTATTGCATCCGACTTTGCGGCAATCGGACAGTGCTACGGATTCGGTCACTTAGTGGCTGCAGTGTCAAACGATGCTCCGGGTTTTTCGCAGGTAACGGGCAATGTCGCGAACAATCGAGCCGACGTGACAGTCACTAATGCGGGGGGGTCCGTGGCCGCGACGTTCGGATTCCACTTCACGTATTTGATCGTATAGGCGGGCAAGCATGACAATTCTTTCAACAGCGAAAAGCATAAAAGATCAGACGGCCACGTCGTTGGACAGCCTGTACTCGCGGAACCCAGGCGCCGCGCAGGTGGGGACGCCGCAGCAGGCGCAATCCCAAGACGCGCAGGCTCAGGACGCGCAGGCGACGAACGCCACGGCAAGCACGTACGAAGGGCAAACCCGCGAACTCGGGGCGGATGAGCTTGCTGACAATCAGATGAACCGGATCACGAGCCAGGATAGTCCGCTCATGCAAAGAGCGCGGCAGGAAGGCATACTGACGGCCGCCAAGCGCGGGCTGCAGAACTCGTCGATCGCCGCCGGCACGTCCATGGGCGCGATGGTCGACAAAGCTACGCCGTTGGCTCAGCAAAACGCGCAGCAGTATTTTCAGCAAGGGCGCGCAAACCAGGATGCCACGAACACAGCGTTGGGGCAGAACGCCCAGCTCGAGACCGAAACAAGCAACCAAAATGCTCAGCGCGGAACCGACGTGAGCCGGCAGAATGCTCAGCTCGGAACCGACGTGAGCCGGCAGAATGCGCAACTCGGAACGGAGACGTCCAGGTTCAATGCGGGGTTGGCGATGGATAGGGAAATGGCGAATGCCGCTGCGGAGAACACGCTACGGCAGACGGTGCTCCAACAGAATGCGGAACTCAACAAGCAATTCTTGGCCGGCACGCAGGCGATGGACCTTGCGACGATCCAGGGGCAGTACCAGCAGCTCATTTCTACGAACGAAATGGCATCGAATCTGTACGGCGCGTACTTCAATTCTATCTCTCAAGTCATGGCGAACAAGGACATGCCGCCCGATCGGGTTGCCGAAATGGTCCGGCTACAGCAATCGACTCTTGAAGCCGGTCTGCGCATGATGGACGAGATGAATAGCGTGGATCTCGGCGGAAGCATCGGCCCGGGGAATGAT